GTGACCAGAACAACCGCGACCATGCTTTTGGCAGGTCTGACGGACGCATGGATTTTTTAACCAGTACCTGATATTTCGCAGGACCTTCACCGAATCCCCCACTGTATTCTGCATCACCATGAAACGTTATCCACCGACGCGCTTCTGCTTCAATACCGCCAGAGTCAATTCCGTATCGTATGTCTATATCCACAAGTCCACGGAAATAAGGTTGCCCCATGTCATACGCAATGATGGGATTATACGAAGTGCTACTCCCTTCAGATTGTGTTACCGCGTAACGTCCGGGGGTGACTTCGAACACCCATTTCAGAAATTCGGCGGGGCCATTTTGCGCGCTGAAATACACGACTTCCGACGAAGAGAATAAATGCCCGTATCCGAATGCACCGGGTAACGCCAGACGGCCTGCGGTGCGGTCGTAGATATCGCTCTGAACATCAAGCAAAGCAGCACCTTTCAACCCCAGATTGTCTCGGGATTCCTGTTGCGCCTCTTCCCCCTCTGCTGCAATTTCTGACAGTCGGTTAGGAGCTTTCAGCATTGATTTCAGCTCGGGGGTAATATCCACCTGCCAGCTCTGTGGAGGAACGGTAATTTGCGCAGCCTGAGCAATGCCGCTGTATATAATCGTGAAATTACGAATAAGTGACTCGCCAGTATGTTTCTGGCGAACAGGGGTTTTTATTACGCCGCACAGTGTTCTGCTGGCCTGATGGATGAGGCAAATCCAGTCATAGCTGAATGCACAGCCATCAGGAACAACTGCGCTACACACAATATTGTTCGGGTTTAACTGGCCATAGGTCAGTTCATTCACAGCATATGTGATTTTTTCTTCCGGAACGGTATTATCTTCGCGCGTTGGTTCCCGCTCCATCAGAGCAAAAATAATAGCGTCAGGGCGTGCAGGTAAATTACTGGCTGCGCATTCAGCAACCCACTTTTCAAATGCTTTCGTCAACAGTGCGCTCATTACTTCTTAATTCTCGCTAATGTTCTGCGGTAATTCTGGCCATACAATCGCGGCATACGATGCTTTATCTGTAACCTGACTGAAAGTCATCTGCTGTAGTGCTTTTGCATAAATACGGCATGCTTTCAGTTTTTCCCTGTCTTCGTCACTGATTAATCCCAGCAGCAGGTCTTTTTCCCATTCGCTGGTCATGATGCTGGCCCGTTGTAACAGGGCATCGCGTTCATCTTCCGCTTTAAGTTTGTAGTCGAAGATAAAATTGCCATCGCGGTAGAACCAGTAACCCGACGCCTCAATGCGACGATTGGCGGTAATATCCGGTAGCTCAATCACGCTTTTATTTTCCGGGCAGATTGAGGTGATGTCTTTTCCGACCCAGACCACTTCGCCGGTTTCAACATAAATAACTTTCAGGGTGTCTGGCAGAAATTTTTCCTGGGCTTCGTGCCATTCCTGGCCATCCTCTGAGAACAACCACAATAAAAATTTATGCTGTCGCGCCAGCTGGTATTGCTCAATTGTTTTAGGGTTTTGTACCGTAAGATTTTTTAAGTGCATCATAATTACAAACTCGCTACATTCCGCCAGACGCCATTAATCAGAACCTGCACCGGGCGGGCATTGGCCCAGTCCATACTTTCACCACCATCAAGACCGCTGATAAGGTGACCTGATGGTGCGTTCCCGCCACGCCCAATACCAATGGCACTGCCCAGACGCACATCCTGTACACCGCCTGTTTTGGTCTGATAGCGGGCATCAAAGTTTCCGTAGTCTGACGGTGTTACCCGTCCTGAAACATTCACTGCCCGGTTACTTTGTAACGCGCCATTCTGAAAACGGAATACGTGCTGACCATTGGCATAAACATCCAGCAGGCCGTCACCATTCTGTTTCAGGCCGGTATCGTTATCCCCGAAAGCAATTGAGTTTCCGCCCAGCGCGTTCTGAACGCCGATACCTAATGCACCGTTTACTTTCGAACCGCCGCCAACAGATACCGGGTGAGACATCGAGACTTCACCCGTCCGCAGGTTAATGCTGAATGGTCGCAGGGGGCCAATATCGCCGTTTTCACCCTGATTTTCCTGTGTGGGAATAAGATGCAGGCACTCTTCAGAGCGACGAAAAATCAGGCCAAAAGCTTCGTTGAAAATCCTCAGTGCATTAACGCCACGGATTTTCAGCTCCCCGGTCATGGTGTCGCCAGCGCGTTGAACGGCGCTTTCAGCTTTATCAACGGTGGGTTTCAGTCCGACGTTTTCAATAAACAGCGGTTTATTGGGAATGTCGCTGCCGTTGCGATTTTTCGCAAGACGTGCGTTGGCGTTATCCATTGCGATTTTTACCGCTTTTGACGTGGCGGCGCGGTCTTCTGCATCGCTGTCGGTGGCGTTGCTGTACTGCGCAAAGCCTTTTTCGGTCAGCGTGGCATCCGGGTGTCTGCGGGATTTTTCGTGTTCTGCCAGCGCGTTGCTTTGCTCTTCGTCGGGCGTCTGTGGGCGTAAATCCTGTGGGCCACCTGCTGTCAGTTTTGCAAGTGGCGCGACAAAGTGTTGGAAACCGTTCCCGTCTGTATAGGGCGCGTGTTCCTTGCGAGCGCAGAACGTAAAAACGGTGCTCCATTCGCCGGTAACAAATCCCTGCCAGCTTGCATCAATCCAGAGGGTATCCCCGACCGCAGCCGGCAGGCTGTAAGGTTCGCGCAGGCTGACGCGCAGACCTCCCACATACCCGATGCCGGCGGCAACAGTGGCGGTACCATCCTGATAGCTGACCTGAAAACCATCCCCCAGAAAAGCGGCTTCACCGTAGTGATCAAACGCCAGCAGCCGGCGGGCTTCATCCATTCCCGCAAGACGGGCAGTGAAATCAATCTGCCAGACATCAGCACTGACATCGATATGCATTGCTGCTGCAGCGCCGTCAAACTCCATGGAAAATGTGCGGATCAGGTTGTTTCCCTGCACGCCGTTCGCTGTTTTAATTTTTTGCTGACGAGGTGTGTGTGCAATCATGCAGAGCACGCCGCTTTCTTCGTTCAGCAGACCGATCCAGTTGTATTCGAAGTCGCCGACTGTCGTGTCCAGAATGATGGAAAACGCGGTCGCGTTCGGCGACAGGAGGCCGTACTGGGTGACCGGCGCACGATACTGAATCATGGATTCATCAGGGAGTATCTCATCGCGGGGGATCTCTGCGGATTCATCCTGTCCCGGAATATATGCAAAAACAAATGTATCCGGGCGCGCAGGTTTTCCACTGATGATTTGATTTGCGCACCAGTGTTCGTACTGTTCAGTAATAATCGTGCTCATGCTTCATCTGCCTGTAATGTGTAATGTTCCACGGACAGGCCGTAATGTCCTGCCTGTAGCGAAGCGGTTAACCAGATGGTGTCCTTTCTCACCGTTGCTTCTGCTGTGTGATACCTGTAATGGCCATCGAATGTGCCGGCTGTCAGCCGGGCAGTGGTTGTATTGATTACCTGAAAGAAATAGCGCCTGCAGGTACGACCATACTGGCGCACGAGCTGCATCATCAGCGCGTTGTTTTCACTTAACTGGGTGTCATTAATGCGCAGTAAAATAACGTCCCAGTCATGCTGCAGTTGCCGTTCCAGTGTTTTAACGTCTCCCACGCCAAGACGCTTAAAGATGCGTTCGAAGCCGGCGCGTTCGCCAGAGTCCTGAGCGTTAATAAACGCGTGTTTCACTCTTAAGCGAAATAACGAAACCGGCTCACCTTTAAATCGGGTGATATTGCGCTGATAAGCCAGCAGGTTAAGTAAAGGCTCTGCGCAGGTGTCGACATCAATCTGCTGTAGTGGCCACGTCAGCCAGCTGTATACCTTTTCCCAGTAGCGATGCGATGAATGTGCCAGCGTTAACGGCTCGCCTTTATTCATCCAGGTGGGGAGCGGAAATTCAGGGATCTCCGGAAGTTTCACTCGCTCACCTCCACAGTAAGGGATTCCAGACGAGGAACAGCCAGATCACTGAGAATATCCGGAAGAGAAAATGTAACCGACTCCACCTGTGGAAATACCTGGTGGATCTCTTCGCCCAGTCTGGACATGCTGAAACGGCTGTACGGCCATGTTTTCTGAACGTCATAATCGCTGTTTTCTCGAAATGCACAGCGAACCAGATTTTCCACATTGCGCAATAACGTCTGAATTTCCTCATCGCTGAGGTTCAGCGTTGCATATAACCAGAGTGTCACGGTCAGGGTGTGGCGTGTTTCAGGCATGGAAAAACAGCGCAGATCATCACCGTGTCCGTGATGACCTTCATCGTTAATGAATGCGTTTACTGCATCAACGAACGGTTCGGATGCGATGCCGGTATCCAGCAGAATGTAAGCATTTGCTGTGCCGGGGCCGCGTGGTGCGTCATGCAGAAAATAGATGCGGTCGGCACTGATGCCGGCAACGCCGGCAATTAACCCCCGGTAAACTGCATCGGTGTGATAAGCGCCGGCAAGATTAAACTGATTGCGAACACGATCACGCAGCTCGTCATCGCTTTCTTCGTTGGCACCCGGTGTGGTCAGCCAGTTTTCATCGTTCTCAACACCGGCAATACCATCAATCGCCACCGGAAGGATGCGGTAATATCCCGGCGCAAGGTTAAAGCCGGCTCCGGCCTGTTCCGCAGAAACATCGATGTTCATGCTGAGTGTTCCTGCCGGAATAACGGTATCCCTGACAACGGTCAGCGTATAAATCACGCCGTTAATGCGTTCTGTCTGAATCTGCGTACCGGCCGGCACGGTAACTGCGCGATCAATGTCGTTCTTGGTGAAACGAATCACGCCGGCTGCGTGCGTGGCGGCCTTGCGTTGCAGGTTTACCGCCCAGGCAAAAACATCAACGAATACACCGCTGGCATCGGCCAGAAACAGGTTTTTCATCACCACATTAACCAGCGCATCTTTCAGCCACATCACGGGTTTTGTGGTGATGGCTGTAATCAGTCGCCAGAACGGCGACATGCGGGATGTGTTGGTGATAAGCCCTTCGTCTTTGACAATGGCTTCAAATTCAGCGCGTGCCTGTTCTTCGGTTACCGGCATGCCGTTATCAGCCAGAATGCGCTCGTAATCTGCGGTGGGTTTGCCGTTAATCATCAAGAGATACCGTAAAAGTCAGGGGTTCAAAAAAATCTTCGGTGTGGGCGCTAATCAGCAGGCGACCAGAAAGCGGGGTTTCTTCTGTCACACTGACCGTGCCGGGTGTGATGCGCTCATCATCTTCAATCAGCAGTGTCATCTGCATCATGATGTCGGCACGAAGTGTCGGGCTTTTTTCAGCCAGCAGGCGCGTTGCCAGTCCGCTCTCAATGATGGCGTGCTGGCAGTCCTGGGCAATACTTTCCCTGTTGTTGCATAACACCGGCTCACTGGCGCTGTTCAGCGTGAGATTGCGGCCGGTGATGAGCAAATCAATGTAAAGCGTTTTATCAGTATGCATGCAGCTCCATCCACTCGTTAAGACGGGCAGGGGATGGATCCTGCACATTGACGTTGACCACACGACGGGAGTTGTCGATGGTGGTCTGGTTTTCGCTGTTGTTCTGCATCTCTGCCGCAATGCCGCCCGGTCCCGTACTGATGGCTTTGCCGCCGGTTAATACGGAGCCTTCGCCACTTCCTGTGCTTTCTGATGTGCCGATGTTAACGCCGGGGATCATGTTGAGTTTGTCCACAATCCAGCCCCATGAATCACTGAAGGACTGTTTCACCAGTTCCCAGAGGTTGCTGAAAATAGCCAGGATCCCGGAAGCCAGATTTTTCAGTGAATCCAGAGGGTGAGTAATATCCAGGCTGTTCCAGATATCCTTATACCCCTGCAGAATAATGAGCAGGGCCTGCCACACTTTTGATAACAGTCCGAGCATGATTTCAGTTGGCGTCAGGATCCAGTTGATTGCTGTGGCAACGATACGGCCAAAAGACGCACCGGCATCGCTGGCGCGTCCGAACGCTTCGCCCGTCAGTTCTACCGGTGTGAGTAAATTCATCAGCCAGTTAAATGCTGTTTTGATGGCATCCCATACAAAACCAAAAACAGCGCCGATATCGGCCAGAATGGGAGAGCCAAGTGAAATAGTCTTCCATGCATCGCTGAACCCCTGAATGAATCCGCTGAAAAACGCCTTGATGGGTTCCCAGAATTTCCAGACAAGAGCAACAACTGCTGCAATGGCTGCACCAATAAGCAGAATGGGCCCGCTCATCATCAGCATAGTGGTAAGAAAGCCGCGTCCTGTCAGCATTGAAACCAGCATGACCCTGTTCAGATATTGTTGTGCAGCGGCATAAGCCCCTGTTGCAGCAGCGGCCAGTGTATTTCGCAATGCGCTTAACCTGAGAAGCTTTATTAAGCCTGTTACGGGGGCAATCAGCCCTTTTGTTACAAAGCTGAACAGTCCCATGATGATATTGCTGAGAGCGCCAACGGTTGCGAGGCTAAGAAAAGCCCCCGCCAGTAAACCAATTGCACGCGTGATGTTTGGATACAGACGTAACCAGGCAACAAAGGATTTGCCGCCTTCGTTGCTTTTCTGGATGAATGGGTACAGAACGGGCAACAACTGTGTGCCAATTTCGATGCGAATGCCGTTAATAATTGCGGCGGCCTGTTCCCATGGATCAGCCATGGCCTGCGCCATTTCGACAGCCTTATCCATACCTTTAATATTGCCCAGCGTGGCGATATTCTTTTCAAGTCCGCCAATGTCCGCATTGAGTAATTTAATCATGGCCACAGCTTCATCGGAGCCAAAGGCGCTTTTCAGCAAATCGGAATCAGCCACTTTTGACAGATCACCAAATTTACCCCTGATAAGTTTCATAATCTCGACAACACTTTTCATCGTGCCGTCTTTATTCACGAAATTAAGCCCCAGCTTTTTCTGGGCGCTGCCTACTGCGGCAAGAAATGCCTTGTATTTTGTCCCGGCCTCGCTGCCACTCATGGTGGCCTGTAGTTGTCCCAGCACGGCGAACTGTTCAGCCGCATCAATACCGGCCGCTTTTGCGCTGGCACCCAGCGTGGTGAACGCTGCTGACATGTTATCGCCGGTGGTTTTAAACATTTGCACGGCGGTGGCGGTTTGCCCGGCGACCTGCTCCACCCATTTGCTTTTTCCCATGGCATCAGCCTGGTCTTTAAAGATGCCGTACATGGTGCCCATGTAGGCGGTAATGGTCTGGCTGCTGGATTTGGTTGCTGCTGCCACCGTTGCTGATGCGGTGGTGAAGCGGGACAGCTCATCGTCAGTTAAGCCGGCAATGGCTGACTGGATGTCGTAAGAAGCACGCACAAAATCCTGCGCAGCCCCGCCGTATTCCATAGTGAAATCAACGGCGGCGCGGCTGAGTTTACGCAATCCGGACTCTGCGACGCCCAGCGATTTCACCTCACCGAGCGCCCTGTCCATTTCAATGGCTGGCATCAATGCCCCCTGAATGGCTGCTCCCACTCCCCAGAGCGCAGCGCCTCCGGTAGCAATGTCCCGAAAGGCTCCCCGACTTGTTGCAGCAAATCCCTGAACCTGTCGCCCGGCTGCACGCAACGGCCTTGTCAGGCGGTCTGTCAGTTCAAGAAGTAATTCAAGGCGCTGTTGTGACATTACGATCCCTTAAAAGCACGGATAATGCCGTTATTGACGGCGATGCCCATATTTTCCCAGTAGTGGTTATCCAGCCAGACGGCGGCAGCCAGTGACTGCGGCGAGTCATCCTCGTCGGGCAGCCAGTGGCGGCGCAGAATCAGCATCCGGGTAAGGTCATTGCGATCAATGGCCCCCAGATGGCTTTTTATTTTTTTACGGTGATTTCCACTTCCGGCACAAACTCGTTATTCACGGCTGTTGCCAGGCTGGCCGGCATTCCTGGTTTTTCCAGCAACTGGTTCAGCAGATCGCGGTGCTCTTTAATCACGATACGGCGCAGGTAGTTTTTCAGCGGCGCGATTTTGTTATCCGGCATGAAGTCGTTCTGCAGGTCGTTGTAGGCTTTTACGGTCGGGATAAACGTCAGTTCATGCTCGCCGACCTGTAAAGTGATGGTGTTCTCTGCGGTAGTCTGGGTGTTTTTATCGTTCATCATCATTTCCTTTTAAAGTCAAGAATAAGAGGGCTTAATAAGCCTGCAGGAAGGCTTATTAAGCGTAAAATCAGCGCACGCCGTCGTGCTCAAGGCTGAAATGATTGCCATCCGGGCGGTTTTTAAAACGACCGCCCCATGCGCCACCAAGGGATTCCCAGTACTCGCCCAGCTCGCGGTAGGCCTCTGTGCGGGTCTGATATTCACCGTTAATAAACAGATTAAAATCCACGGCCAGCCGCTGGCAGTGCAGGCTGTTGGCAATGCCGGATCCCTTTTGTGCGTTGAGTTTTGCCTGTTCTGGCGTGCGGTACGCCTCACCGAACGTCAGGCCATAACCGCGCTGATGGGCAAACTGGATGAGTTTTCCGATCATGACGGTAAATTGTTGTTGCTTATCGGAGAGTTTCATTTTTGCTCCTTATGAGGTTGCTGAGGTTTGCGCAGCCAGTACCACAGTGCCCGGATAATTTTCCAGGCAATGGCGGCAGCTTTTTGTTCCCTGCGGGACAGCATTGCTGTTACTCCTCTTTGTTCTCTTTCTCGCCCAGCTTCCGGCGCATATGACGCAGGAAGATTTCAACAATCTGGTAACCGGCAACGCCCATTGCAGTGCCTGCGCCGGCAATGGCCAGTGGGTCAAGGTTCGGGTAGCGAACCAGCAGGGCAGTGGCAGAAACCCCCAGCGCGCTCCCCAGCAGGGTTCGGCCCACAAACAACCGCAACGTAATCGGCTCTGCGCCAGCCAGCACCCGACTTGCGGCAGCGATTCCGCCCAGAATGCCCAGAGTGATAATGGTGCGCTCATGCTCCTGCATGGTTCACCCCATCAGTCCGCGCACATCGTTCTCCGAGAGAACGGGCACGCCGTTGATACGCACAAAGTCAGGGCTTGCCACCACGTACTTGATTTTGTGCGTGGTCAGATCTGCGCTCTCGGTGTCAATGCTTAACAGGCCGGAAAGCATCAGCTCACAACCGAAGGCTTCAACGCGGATTTCTTCGGTTCCCGTATTGGCGTAAAACACAAAATCCATTGGCGGCAGGTCACGCCACGATCCCGCCTGAGCAGCCACTTCCCCGAGCTGGTTAAAGCTGCGGGTACTCATTTCGATTTCACCTTCGGCACTGACAGGGCCGCGCAGTTTGCCGTCAGGGATGCCACGGGTTTTGGCAACGGCGCTTTCATCGCTGATGTCCAGTGAGATGCTTTTCACATGGATATCCGTTCCACCGATAAAGGTGTCAAACGCCATGCCGTTAATGCGGGTCGTCATGCGTTTTCCTCCAGAGATTTATCCAGCTGAATGCCCACTTTGATGGTTTTAGGGCAGGCGTAAGGGCGGACGACAATGCTGATGCTGACCGTCTTTTCGTCCTGCCAGGTGATAACCACGTCGCCTTTCCGGGGGGATTTCACTTCGCCCGGAAACGTGATGCCGTTAATTTGCGTGGATTTCGCCATGGCACGCAGTGGGCGGGCAAACAGCGTTTCATGTGCGGCAATGCTGCCCGGCGTGCTGTTCAGCGAGCGGTCGGCAATTTTGGGGATGGCCATCAGTCGCACGCGGCGTGCCACCTTATCAGCAATGCGGACATGCTCAATGACGTTGTAGTCCCCGCCTTCCACCTCAAGTGTCACACCATCAGCCCAGTAAAGGCCGTCATAGTCGGCATACCACATGGGCACGCTGTAGCGTGCGGTTGCCAGCGCCTGCAGGGTGGCGAGATCAATTGCCTGCCCTGCGCTGTCTTTCGGGCGTTCCGTGGTCTTCAGTGCGGACAGCGCCCCGGTTGCCACACGCGCCGGACTATCAGCAATGGTGACGGCGCTGTTACACAGACGGCCGGCAAGAACGCCCGGTTCAAATCCAAAAATTTCCGGAACCAGCATGATTTGCGGGGCGGCGATGCCTTCCTGTAGCGTGGTCAGTTCAGAGACGTAATCTGCCCAGGTTTTGCTGCTGTCGTTGGCAGCGATGGTCAGGATGAACCAGATGCGGCGCTGATATTTATTGATGATGGTCTGACGTAACGCCTGTATGGCGTTGATGTCATCCTTCGTGCTGACCGGTTCGGTGATCACCACGCCTTCAACTGAAACAGTTTCCTGAGCCGCCAGTATGGCGTTCTGCCATGCCTGGCAGGCTGGCGTCGCTTCTTTGCCCTTGCCGGCTCCCGGCAGAACGGCAACATAGAAAAAGGCATTCTGTCCGGCATTGGTCAGCGCAGACTGAAGGAAATTCTTCAGCGGGCTGGCGTCTGTTCCCAGCAGTTCATCCAGATCGCTGTTGGCATTAACCGGCAGAACCTTACCTTTGTTGTTTTGTGCATTGCCCACAAACAGCAGCGTATTTTCCACGCCGTCCGGCGAGCTACTGAACGTGTTGTACTGTTCAATTGTGACAGATGGCCAGGTCATAATTTGTCTCCTGATTTTGTTATCTCGTGCCGCCGTAATGCAGGCTGCGCAGCTGCGCTTCCAGAATGCGGGCAAATTCAGCATCGCTGGCTCCCAGAAATGCGCGGGAGGGGATTTTGATTTCCCATACACGTTTTTTCTGCTCGCCTTTCAGAATGCTGATCACCAGTCCGGCCTGCGCCATACTCATGTTTTCCATAATCCATTTCAGAGAAGGCTTTCTGCGTCCCCTGCGTCCGGTTTTTTTGCTGACTGCGCCGACGGGGGCGCGAAAGCCCAGAGAAAGAAGGCGTTCTGCCTGCCGTCGTGTGGCGGGACGGGTGCGCATGGCTTCGCTGTCCCGGCGTTTTGTGGCGCGGCCTTTGATGGTTGCGCCGTGCTGTTGCACCCACGCGACCGCCCCACCATGAGAGCCGGTGTTGTAATCCCCTTTTTTGAAGAAAAGGCGGACACTTTTCCCGCTGCCGTCAACCCTGATGGCCAGCAGTTTCGGCAGTCCCAGCAGCATTTTGTTTTTATACCTGCCGCTGGCTTTATCCGGTCTTTTTCGTGGTGCCCAGGCTGCCCCCTCCGGTGTTCGCTGTGCTTTCACATTGCGTCGAGCAGCCGGTATCAGGCCGTATTTCGCAATGCGAACCAGCAGCTTTCTGGCCTTTGCCGGCGGAAGTTCTGCCTCTCTGATGGCGCGACGAACCTGCCGGAGTTGTGACTCGTTAATCACGGGGCGCGTCATGGCGTCACCTGACAGTGAAGCTGATGCGCCTGAGCCACCCAGATTTCAGGTTTTTCCAGCCGGTAACGTTTCCCGCCTCTGGGGATGGGGCCGTTTTCGTCCTCAACCAGCGTGATGGGATCAACCAGCGGCAGACTGATTTCCAGCCATGCCACTTCATTTTCATCATCCACTTCGACGTCAACGGCTGGCGCATCCGGTGCCAGGCGCTGCCGCAGGTCGCCGCCGTTGTCTGCCAGCCAGGCTTCAACCAGAGAAAACACCAAATCCGGATTGAGCTGACGATAGGGCCATGCGTCCCATCGCAGAAAAGCCGTATATTTTCGGACCTGCGTACATAACTGCCCGTGCCCCAGCGACTTCGTAAACGGAACGAGCGTGATGTCATCCATGTCACTGGTGAACGGAATGCGTGTGCGTGCCGGCAGATTGTTTTCAATGAATGCCGTCAGGCTGGCGAGTTGCGTCATACCATTTCCTTAATCAATCAGCGCGATGGATGCACGCGGTCGGCCCAGCAGCGCCCGCACCGCCATTGCCGCTTCAGCCAGCAACGTCCGGCGGCTTTCGCTGGCTTCTGATGATGGCTGCGCCTCGCGCCGCCCCACGCTGGCAGATTCCGGCAAAAGATCAGCCTTTGCGCGTGCATACACAGCCTTGGTGTACAGTGCTGTAATGTGGTTCTGCATCTGCATCTGTTCAGGTTGTGCATCCGTATTGCGCGGCTCTGGTTGCAACACGGTGTAACCCGGAATATCAGCGGCCCGGGTGTGGCCCTGTTCCTGCCAGTATTCACGGCGTGCAGCCAGTTCAGTGTTAATCTCTGTTACCGCGCAAAGCAGCGCCGTCAGCACCGTTTCGTGTGACGTGACGGCGGGGATGCTGCGGCTCTTTTCAAAATCGCCGGCATCAATATCCGGCCAGAATCCATCGTTCTGAATAATGGCCTGCTGATAGTGAATGCTTTTCCCGTCAAACATGCTCACTCCGGGGAAAGGCGGGCTGACCGGTTTCCGCAGTGTGCTGAAGGCTTTTGCCGGCACACCTCCACCGCGCCCGCCCGGTTGTTGGGAGTCGTTTACGTGCCCTGCAACGCGCGCAGTCTTGCGGCAATGCGCTGGCGCAGGGTTTTCACCTGAATTTTGGGATGCAGCCAGGCAGCCCGTTCCAGGCACTGGTCGGCCTGTTGCAGTCTCTCCGGATCGTTAATTGCGCTGGCCTGTGGCTTGCCGTCATCGCCGCGCAGCAGCAGGATGCCTGCAAAGCGCCAGTAGCGGGCAGCAAGGCGTTCATTCACGCGCCATTTGTCGCGGATTTTTTCAAACACCTGCTGAAAATATGGCGCGATACTGTTCCCGCGTTCAGCTTCGGTTTCTGCCCATTCAAGAATGAAATGGGCCACAAACGTTGGCAGCTCGCTTTTGAAGTTCTCCGGCGTCTTTTGCCCCTGCTCAATGGCAATGTCAGCCCACCGCAGCGCCATCTCAAACTGCCCGGTATCGAACAGCCAGATGATGCAGTACACCAGAATGGGATTCTGATAGACGCGTTCCCCCTCCAGATAAGCCTGTGCGTGTGGCAGCCAGCGGGGCAGCAGCGTGTTCCGTTTGAATTCCAGCTTGTCAGACAGCAGCTCCATGTTGTGCAGTTGTCTGATGTCGTTATCCAGTGCCAGCAGCTTAATGTGCTGACTCTCTGTGCTGATGGCGCGCCCGTCCGTTCTGGTCATGAGCGCCGCACGGCGCTCATCCATCTGTCGGGCACGTTGTCGCTGCATTGGCGTTGGCATACCGTGCGCTCCGTTTATCAGGCGATGGTGACCGCAGACTCATCCACGGCAGCATATAAATCCGGATCGCCCAGGGCGTACCCCTCGTGACGCCAGTATGAGTTTTCGAACTGTTTGCGATCGCCCACATCTTCCGCTTTACGACGGCGGGAACCCTTCAGCGTCAGGATCTGCAGGTTTGGCAGCATGGTCACCACCATACGCTTACCCGGCATAAACGGCGGAATGATGGCCTTGCGGCCCGCAATGTTCTTCGTCAGCAACTGTGCGGCCACTTTTTCGGTAGGCTTATCCTCTTTGTTGTAGAGGCGTAGTTCTTCAGCAGCCACAAGGTCTGCGCCAACCAGCACAGTAAGGCGAGGATCGTTGTGATATTGCGCCGGGATATAAGTGCGGATCAGGTCTGAGGCCATAGCGTCAAGACCGACATAATCACCGCCTTCGCCCAGGGTAACGGCGTCCGTCAGAATACGGGAGGTATTGCCGGGCTGTTCTCCCCATTTTCTGGCGATTTCATGCCAGCCGATGTTGACGTCTTCACCGTTCGGATTACTTTCAGGATCGGAGTTTTCTGCGGCTGTTTTACCGTTAAAGCCAATGCGCAGCATATCCAGCGCAAAGTTGGTGACGGCGGCGGAGTTCATCAGGTTGAAAAATTCCTGCGGGCTGCCGGCATTCGCCCAGATGGCGAGTTGTTCCCAGGTGATCACGCAGCAGGAATCAGTTTCAACGAGTTTAAATTCGTTGCCTTTGATGCCCGAACCTTTAGCGAAACGACCGCTTTTCACGCGACCGGTGCGCAGCGTGGATTCACCCACGGTGACGACCTGCCCCTGCGGGTGCGGAACGTCCATGCAGGTGATGAAACTCAGAAATTCCGTGCTTTCCAGCAGGGCTTTACGCAGGGCAATGCTGCGCGGTTCGGTCAGTGAAAAGTAACGATCGCTCGAGCGTTCGCAGTCACTGAATGTTTTTTGCAGTTCGCTGATATAGCGATTAACCAGCTTTTGTGCTTCTGGTGTGAAATTCATTGCGCTCTCTCCGGTTACACCAGGTTAAAAGTTTCGCCACCGGCCGGATTGTTGCCCGGCAGCTTCGTGGCGTCCTTGCTGAGTTCAGCAAATGCGGTTTCCATACTGGTAACCTTCTCCGCGATGGCGTTCACCGTGGAGAACAGCTTTTCGCCCTGCTCGGTGGTCAGCGTGAAGGTTTTGTCGTCCTTGTTGTTCTGTTCTGCGTTGTCCTGCCCCTGATCGCCGGTGCTGCCTTCCAGCTTGTTATCATCGGTATCTTTCGGGGCATCCTTCGCGCTGAACTGCGCGACGTTTTCTTCCAGTTTTTCCAGGCGTTCGCCGGTTTTGTTGATGGCGTCCATCAACTGACCGAACTGTTTTTCGTTCATATCGTTTTCCTGTTTGTTGCGTCCCATGGAGAAAAGGCCGGAAAAGAAACTGCGTTTGGCCTGCTCGTCATCAGACTGCAGCGTGAAATTCAGTTCTTCTGCATTCCCCATGTGAATGGAATCTCCCTGCGAAAATTGCAGGCGGGTGGTGTTGATGCTGGCCGGTGTGTCAGTCACGGCGATACCGGATACAAAGAATTTGCCTGTCCCCAGATAGTTTTCCTTTACCTCTATGGAGGTGAAAAGTTTTTGCCCGGCCTCGTTGGCTTCGGTCAGAAAGCGGTTGGGTATCAGGCGGGCTTTCAGCTGCACTTTATCACCGACTTTTTCCGCCTTCAGTGCATCAACAAGACCATAGTTATTGGTGAAAGCACGCCAGCCGGCGCTGGCATGAAACGGCCAGAGCATGGCGGTGTGTTCGTCCGGGTTATAAACCTCGGCGGCATCCGTCAGCCACTTTGGATCAATTTCCCGACCGTCGATGGTGGGGCCTGAAGTGGCTACGACCACCCAGTCTGTTTTCAGTTTCGACATCTGAATTAACCCGCTGATAAAAATTAAACTGGCGTTATTTAACGGAGAAATAAAAATGTCGTCATCTGATTAATTTCCGGTACTTTCGGATATGCGTATATATCCGAAAAATACCGAAAAGCGATATTCGTTTTTAAAAAAGCCTTTGCTGAAAATGCATAAATTAAAATTGCATCAGTAGGTGAGGTTTATTTATGGCGTATTCTGATGAGGTGATTGCTGCTGCAAAATCGCTCTATCTGAAAAGACACACACCAAAAGAAATACAAAAGAAGCTCGGACTGAACAGCCCGCGAATTGTTTATTACTGGGCGACAAAGTTTGAGTGGTACACGCAGCTCAATACGGAAGGCGTGGAAGATGTTATCGCCCGGCGTCTCGCTGTGCTGGCGGAACGCGACCATAAGACTCAGGAAGAACACGATGAGCTTGATCGCCTGATTGGTCATCACGTCAAACTGATGTCGGTCAGAAACAAGCACACGGAACGAATGGCTGAGATTGCGCGAATGGGAGTGGACATTCCCCAGCCTGGCCGTTATGGAAAAGAAGAACGCGGAGAAAAAGGTGCAGGTAAGAAAGAGCGCCCCCGTAAAGCTAATGACGTTTCCGGACTGACTGCTGAAAGTTTTGAGCCGTTTACGAAGAAGTTGTTTGCTTATCAGTTGCGCCTGCGTGAAAACAAATTCCGCCGTGTACGCAATCTACTTAAATCCCGCCAGATTGGGGCTACGTATTACTTCGCGTTTGAGGCATTTGAAGATGCAGTATTAACCGGCGACACACAGATATTTTTATCGGCATCAAAACGTCAGGCCGAAGTGTTCCGTACTTATATTGTAAAAATTGCACAAACGGAATTTGGCATTCCCATTAAAGGCAATCCGGTTAAGTTAAGTAATCTGGCTGAACTGTATTTTCTGGCGACCAACAGTAACACAGCGCAGTCAAACAGCGGCCACCTGTATATTGATGAATACCTGTGGATCCCTGGTTTTCGCCGTCTCAATGAAGTGGCATCAGGGATGGCCACCCATAAACACTGGCGCATTACCTATTTCTCCACGCCGTCATCCAAAACACACCAGGGTTACCCGTTCTGGTCTGGCGATGAATGGCGCAAAGGTGATCCGAAACGAAAAGGGGTTGAGTTTCCGTCCTTTGATGAGCTGCGCGATGGTGGGCGTGAATGTCCAGATGGTCAGTGGCGCTATGTGGTTACGCTGGAAGATGCCATTGCCGGCGGCTTTAACCTTGCTGACATCAACGAGCTGCGCGAGCGATACAACGAAACAGCGTTCAATATGCTGTTTATGTGTGTGTTTGTGGATGACAAAGAGAGCGTCTTTAAATTCGATGATCTTGTGCGTTGTGGTGTTGATGTCAGTACGTGGGAGGATTTTCACCCGGAAGAGCCCATGCCATTTGGTAACCGTGAAGTGTGGGGCGGCTTTGACCCTGCGCGCTCCGGCGATAACGCCACATTTGTTGTGCTGGCACCGCCGCTGGTTGCGGCAGAACGATTCCGCGTGCTGGAAAAACACCACTGGCGCAGCATGTCATTCCAGTTTATGGCAGAGCGTATCCGCAGCATTAAGGCGCGCTATAACATGACATTTATCGGCATTGACGTCACCGGTCTTGGCTACGGTGTCTTTGAGCTGGTTCAGGGATTTGCCCGCCGTGAAACAGTGGCCATTCATTACAGCGTGGAATCCAAAAACCGCCTGGTGATGAAGATGCTGGATCTGATTTACGCCAACCGTATTGAGTGGGATGAAGAAGCCACGGATATTCCGGCATCGTTCCTGGCCATTCGTCAGGAATCCACCAACAGCGGCAATAAAGTCACTTTCACCGCCGAACGTAGCGAAGAAACCGGGCACGCTGACATCTTCTTTGCCATAGCTCATGCCGCAAGTAATGAACCCCTGAACTATAAGCACAAGCGCAAATCAACATGGATCCTGTCAGATGAGTAAAAAGAAAAAATACCCCGTGTTACACGATGGCGTGGCAAAAAAAACAGCCAGCAAAATGACGTTTATTGAATTTGGTGACCCAGAACCGGTCGCTGCATGGGGCTGTTATTACGGCTCGCTCTGGGATGGCTATAACGGCTGGTACACGCCGCCCATTGAGCGCATGGATCTCGCCATGTTGTCCAATATCGCACCGTATCACGGCGCGGTATTGCGTGCGCGCGTCAATATGATCATGCAGGGTTTTCGGGGTGGTGGTGGTATGACACACGCCGCCATGGCGGCAGCAGTAACCAATCTGGTGATATTCGGGGATATGGGGTTGCTTAAAGTGCGCAATGGCTTCGGTCGAGTGGTGCGCCTGCATACGTTACCTTCTCTGTACCTGCGGCGTAACAACGAGGGTGGCACGGTGATTGTGCAGGCGGCACTGGAAGATCTCGTTTACCCGCCAGGCGAAGTGGTGTTCGTGGCCATTTATGACCCGCAACAGCAGGTTTACGGTGTCCCGGATTATATTCACGGGATGGAATCCGCCATGCTGAATGTGGATGCCACCCGCTTTCGCCGCAAGTATTACAAGAACGGCGCACATCTTGGTTATATCCTGTATTCCACTGACCCGGATATGGATCCCGAGCTCGAGGCGGAATTCCGTAAAAAGATAGAGGCGTCAAAAGGGGCGGGCAATTTTAAATCCATGTTTATCAATATACCGGGCGGAGACAAAGAAGGCGTTAAGGTGATCCCTATCGGGGATTCAGGTACAAAAGATGAGTTCCTGAATATAAAAACCATCAGTGCCCAGGATCAGCTCGTTGCGCACCGTTTCCCACCCGGACTTGCCGGCATCATTCCCGCAAATACGGCCGGGCTTGGTGATCCACTGAAATCCCGCGAGGCATATTACAGGGATGAGGTTATCCCGATGCGCCGCCTGATTATGGAGGGGATCAACAGCGACCCGGATATCAGACGACTGGGGGAGGTGAAATTTATTCTTGATTTTGATGAACCCATGGAGTGATGTGCGGTATGGGGAAAGAGCGGGTAAAATCGGTGGCAGTAAAACGCTGTTCTGGGAGGTGGAAAATGCGCAGACAGAAAGCGCGATGTCATTGCTGCGGTGCACATGCAGTGATTGAGAAAACAGCCTGGAAAACCGATCAGTTTGCTGATGTGTATTACCGTTGCACCCGTCTCGAGTGCGGACATACCTGGGTGATGAATCTGACCTACTCGCACACACTGGTGCCCAGCGGGCTGGAGAATGGTGTGTTAAAGCTGTTGATTGAGCGGATGCGTCCGGAAGAAAAACAAATGGCTCTGGAGTTGTTGCAGGCCGGATAGCTGACGCGCTTCGCTTGTCCAACCCGGAACGGGCGCACAAAGAATTTGCGCACCCGTTCCGGGTTTTCTTATTCAATGACAGACAACTGATAATTTGTGTCTTCCTGCAGGCTGGTTAAAGAAATATTATCCAGTGCAGCCAGAATAACGTGCTGTGTATATAATCCGGAACATTTCATTGCCCGGACAATATCACCAACACTGTAATTTTCTTTTGTCGGGATATATCCACCACCCGGGCCGCGTGTGGCTTTTACCAGGCTACTTTCCCGTAAATATCTGAATATTTGCTCCAGATATGACAGTGAAACGGTTTCTTTGCTTAATTGCCGGAGCGAGATTGGCTTTCCGGTGTACTGTTTCACAAATTTAATCATTACCATAACTGCAACTGATGCACGCTGGCTTCCGGAATTATCTTTCATCATGATTACTTCCATTAATGGCATAAATTGATGGAGCGGGTCAGTGAATAAAGAGGCAATACATTCCATCCCTTAGAGCGCCAGCTGTCTGCAACATCTTTACTTCTTGTTATCGCCGGTATTCCAATAGGATTATTTGCGTGCATCCATACCACTGGCTCTGCTTCCAGTGATGCAAGTGCGATTTCCAGTGCGATTAACATATTGTGATCGTCTTCATCAAGACCGAACGGGATGTCTTCGCGCCACGATTTAAACTCTGTGATTTTACGTTGTAACCATTCTTTGGTAATGGTGGACATAGTTACTCCTGTTTTCACTTCGGGAAAAACGCCTGAATATTCTTTTTCACCTGCTGCATATGGGGGGCGCTGTCTGCTGCTGGTTGCGCCGGTTTTTCAGGCTGTACTGGTAGCGGTGGCATCCGTATTTCGTCTTCTGACCATTCTGCCAGCGAATACGCCAACGCGGGGGTGCGTTTTATAAGAGCCAGTCCGGCCAGAAAAGCCGCGCGTTGTGCGCGGCTGCGTTCGGAGGCTGGCAGGCTGTCGAGGTAACTGCACGCCTCCCGTTCGCTCTTGACGACGGCGGGCTTCAGATAGAAACTTATCCGTCTGGTTGGTGTCGTCATTGATTTACTCCTTGTCCATTGCGTACAGCCCATTAACCAGAGCAAACTGTGGCACCCCGTCCGCGATGAAAGTCGCATTAACTCCGCAGGCTTCGCGGATAGCGGGTGCCACAATCTCCGCCCCTCCACCGACAACCATCACCCGCCCGTAACCCGAAAAACCCGCCAGCGCGCGGATCACGCGTTGTTTCAGTGTTTCTTCCTTTTCACGAATAACCGCCATCAGGCTGGCGTAATGCGCGTCATTGTGGATGTGCTGGCGCAACCAGGCTTCATCATGGCGATGTTCGATAATGGTATTGGCGATGTGGTGACTGGTACGCATACCGTTGGTGGCCATCACCGACAGCACGGCATCGGCCATCAGGGAAACGCCTACGTGTGGATCGCAAAACACCTGGCTGATACCTGCCAGTTGTCCCTGAACCTTTGCCACATCCAGCGTGGTTCCGCCCAAATCCACAATCAGCAGGGATTCAAACGGACTCATGTCAGCCAGTGCTTTAAAGCCAGCCGGAATGGATTCAGGCATAACCCGTACATTACGGATAGTGAATGCTTCGCCGTTCTGGTATTCCACCGGGCGCATAACGTTTGCTTTTTTGCGGTTGATGTTGGCCATGTCCGGCTGTGCGTTTGTGTCGAAATACTCGCTCAGTGGCAGGGTGACAACCACATCCACCTCCTGTGGCGTGATGCCTGATTTGACCAGCGCATGATGAATGGCAATGACATTCACATCGCTGTACTGGTATTGCGTGTCGGTCGTCTGGACAAAGCGATCGCTGACCGGATCAAAACCATAGCGCACGCCATCAAGCATGTAGTTCGCGGGCTGCGTGCCACCGAACGGCGCAGACCATTCCGACTTGAAGCTGTTCGGGCTGATGGCGTTGCGGCGTTCGCCGTTCTCAGTCCATGCCAGCTTGATGTTGGTGGAGCCGTCGTCGATACAAATTTTCATGTCGATTTTCCTTATGTTGATTAATTAATCGGCTACAGGATTTTTAAATCCCGTTTTCGCCTGTTTTGTGCGCGCTTCATATATCGCGGCGCGTTTTTTGCTCATTTACGGGATTTGTGAATCCCGTTTTTGTCTGTTTTTTGTTTCCACTGGTCAGGCCACTCCGCAGCAGGTCTGCTTTGCGGCGGGCGCGTTCAGTGGTTTCACTGATTCTCTGTTCGTGCTCTGCGTCGCGGATGGCGCGCAGCATGTCAGAAAGCACGGTAACGGGTGTTTTCATGGTGTTCTGGTCTTGCTGAAGTGTGGATGCCAGGCGTGCGGCGGCTTCAGGGTCTGATGCCCCTAGTTGTTCCAGATAGCTGGCGACCGGGTTATGGCGGATCTCCGTGCTGCTTACGCCGTGGTTACGGCTCAGGCGTTGCCAGAGCTGCGTGATTCGGCTGTCCGGGCGGGGATCCGGTTTGCGTACAATTTCAAATCCCTGCGGTGCAATGATGCTGCCGTCAACGTACAGGCTGCCGCCCCGTAACAGGTGCTGCATCTGCTGTTCACCGATATGCAGGCCGAGAGATTCGGCAGACTTCCGCCATTCTTTAGCGAGTAATTCGTGGTTATCAGGCAAAGGCCGCTGCTGTTTGCGGCTCTGTGTCCAGGTCTGCATTTCATCACTGCTGTTTTTTGCCTGTTTGTCACGCAGCGAACGCATCAGCGCCCGGCGTTCGTGCCGTTTCAGTGAGCGCATCCATTCATCCACATCAACGCCGTCAGGAAGCTGCGGCCACGGTGCTGGCCGTTCTTCCGGCTGTTCTGTCCCGTTGTTGTCCGTTTCCTGTACACGGGGACAGTTATTGCCACGAGTCCAAGGGGCGGCAGGGCCGCCCTGAAGGTCAAAACCATTTTCGTGGGCGTTGTCTTCTGGTTCTGGTTTACGTCTTACCAACTTCCAGTTATCCGGATGCGTGCACACACGGGAGGATTCCCCGATGAGTGGTGACCAGATCCCGTAAATCTGTACGCTCTGTTCGCCGTAATCGTTCAGCTCATCTGCGAGGTCGTAGGCGGTGCGAATCAGGTAGTCCTTGCGTGGAACAAGCACGCCACCCTGTTTTTCAATGTAGGTGGCAAAACACCCGGCATCGGCGGCAGCGAGTACCGCATCCATTGCATCATCTTTCAGCCGTTGCGGGCCTTCCGGATTGCGTGCCATCTGGCTGGCAAGGCGGCGCAGTTCACGCCACACCTGACGGGAGGGGATGCCAAAGAACTGGAACTGACGGACCCGGTGAAGGCGCGCCCAGCCGATGGCGCGCTCCACGCTCTCGGCCATTGATTTTCCGGTTTCGTGGTCAACGCGTGGCTTGCCCGTTTTCGGGTCGATGCCATCCACGGCGCGGCTGTCCAGGTTCTTTCCGATGTAGGTGGCGATGTAGCTGGTTGGTGTGCCTTTTGAGCCGTCGACATACTCCGCCTTAAAACGCGGAGTTATGTCATCGCCCAGCTCGTGGCGGTCCTCCTGAATGGCAATATCGCAGACGTGGGACACGATGGTTTCAATCTCGTCCGGATGTGCAAAGACCATCATATGCCAGTGCACAGTGCCGTCATGGTGAGGCTCCACCGTGCGGATGCCATACCAGCGCAGGCCGTCGCGGTTCAGTTTTTTGCGGACCGCCGCAAAAAACGTGTTAACCAGGTAATCGCTGGAGTCGCGCATGGTGGCCCCGTTCCATTTGGGGTTCGGATGACCGTTCTCCGTTGTTGCGTGGTATTTTGACGGGCAGGTGACGGTCAGAAACACCGCTCTGTCGCCACGGGCTTCGGCCAGAAGTTCCAGTCCCTTCATGGTGGCCATCATTTCTGCCTTACGGTGAACCGGGTTACTTACTCCCGCGTAATACACCGTCTCGAGATCAATCGTGAACCCGTCTTCATTTTCCAGCATGAAACTTTTCAGGAAATCGCGTGTTTTCTCGCGCTGTGCGCGAAACTCGCTTAACGCGTCCTGGCTCAGATAGGGCGATGTTTTTCTGGAAACCAGACAGGCGGCGCGGAGTTGTTCTTCTCTCCACTCGCAACGTAACAACCACAGTTTGCGTTTCCACCATTCCGCACAGGTCAGGCGAAGGATTGCGCCCGGCAGCAGCTCCGTGTCTGGTTCGTTTCTCCGGTCTTTGTCTGTTGTCAGTGTGTCATAATGCGGCGGCGTGACGTGCAGGTGTAACGCCATGCGAGCCAGCATCTGATATGCCTTCAGTGCCACCTCCATGGTCAGCTCGCCATCGGTCGCGCCAAAGCCATCGCAGAGTGTTTCGAAGGTGCTGCTGAACATCGCCGCCGTCATGGTGGCCAGCGTCTGTATCTGGTGTTTGTTGAGCTGCGGCAGGTAAAGCAAATCGTCCAGGCGTTCGCGTCCGGCAAGGGAGCGATACCCCTGTGTCAGCCAGCGGCTGTCGGTGCGATCCAGACGTTCGAATATTTTGCGCAGGGTTCCGCGTGCATAGCGTTCCGCCTGCCAACTCTTTTTGCCTTTCCGGCGATCGGCTTCCTGTTTTTTGCGCAGGAAGGAGAGGTGGCGAATAAGCGGATCGCGCAGATAGGATGGCAGCAGGCGCAGCGAGGCCATGGCTTCATCCACCGCACCGCGTGCCTGTTTTCTGGCTTCTCTGGCCAGTGTGATGGTTTTGTCCTGTTTTTCCTGTGCGTCCAGGCTTTTATTAATCAGGTTGCCCAGCGGTGTGGCGGAGAACGCCGCATCAGCCATTTCCTGGCGGCGCTCGTTCTCTGCCCGGTAGGCATCCAGCCAGGAGGAAAGTGCGGATTCAGGAGCGGGGATCTCCGTTCCTTCACGCCCCACTGCGTGGCGCGGTTGTTGCCAGTCCCTGATGTACTCTGTCGTCATACTGATTTACTTCGTCATTCCGTTCAGAGTGTCACGGCAAACGGCAGCCAGCCGCTGAATCTCCAGCACAGTGTCTTCTGTGTCGGCATGGTGGTGTGTGATGCGGATGCTGTCGGCAATCACATCGACGATCGCAGAGGATGGGCGCTGGTAAATGCCAATAACGGACGGGATGCCGGCTTCAATGCGGTAAAGCCTGTAATTCCCCTCGTGGCTGTCAATCATGTAGCGACCATCAATAACAATTTTTCCGTCAGCGAGCTGCGGTACAGGCAGGGATTTCAGGTACATGTCATAACGTTCACGCACGCGAACGGCAAGATCACGCTCTGTGTTGAGCAGGTATTCAAGAAAGTCGTTGGCGAGAATCATTGCGGCAATCCTCTTGTTACAGATGTGCGAAGGCCTCCCGCCGCAAGGTGCAGGAAAGGCCCGGAACAGGAATTAATGGAGTTTGTTTTGCTGCTGGATGAGATCCTGAAGAGACAGGAGGTCTTCCGCCAGATAGCTGAATACAGCGGCGCAGTAGTCGGCTGAAATAGTGCTGTTGAGTCTGTGCAATGTGTTGGATTGCATGATAAAGGCGATGTGTGCAGCGCGGGTGAGTCTGCGGTCGATTTCAGTCTGGATGTGACGACGCTCCGCGATAGCGCGGTGCTGTTTGCGGTTTGCCATGATATGTGGCCTCTTGTAGTAAGTTGTGAAAACTCACCATCCAGAGGTTCCAAGCTCGGGGTGGTGAGACGTACAGGGTTGGAACTACCGGCTACAAGAGATCCCGGCCCGACCGAAATCGGCCCCGTACGCCCCACCATAATTCGTGTGCGAAAAAGACGTGGCAATACAGTACGCACAAAAAAACCGCTGGCGCGGTTGTGCGCTCTTGTAGTCTGCGGGGTTCCAATCCCGGCACCCGTTTTATGAGGTGCAGCGGAAATGTAACCTGACTGATTGCGGCATGGCAAGCGGTTTTTTTGTGTGTGCATAGTGGTTACTCAGTCCGGTAGCAGTTCGCAAAGCACGGTGTCAGCGGCGGTATATCGTGCGTAAAGCCGGGCGGGAACCCATCTTTTAAGGGATATCCCGGCTGTGTCCCGGATGTGCTTCCTGATTTCGCTGAATGTCATCCCCTTCTCATCACGCAGTTCAGTTACCAATTCCACCAGGTGATCGCTGTATCTGGTTCTGTGGTGGAGTTCCCCGTATTTCCTGAACCGATACCCTCTTTTTCTCAGGTTTAGTTCCACCGTGGATGGCGAGCGCCCCAACTCATTCGCGAGTTCCCGGATAGTTTTTGTGTGGCGATTCCTGATGAGCATGCTGAGTTCTTTTGTGCTCAGGTGGGGGCGTTTGGCGTGAATAACCCCCTGAGAGAGCAAAAGGCGGATGCGACTTCGTATTGCTGACTCGGTTCTCTGAAGGTACTTTGTCAGCTCCGGCGCTGTGTGGGGGTGGTATAAAGTGGCTAAAAGTTCATCCTCCTGCTGTGTCCATGGTTTTACATGTGCCGGAGCCACACCAGGTGTACCCATTGGTTTGAGTTTCATTGTGATTTACTCCCTTACTGGTTAAGGAAAAAATCGAAAACGTTGTCGATGCGTTGCAGCAGCTCCTGCTGCATTGCTTCCGGCGTTTCTGATTCACCTGGTGACTCCAGCGTCGCGCAAAAATCCTTGATTTCATGATGGAGCGTCAGACGAATGGCAGGAGCCATGGTTCTGGCGTGCTCCAGCTCATCCAGCAGTGCCAGCACGGCAGATGGCGAGAGCATTGCGCGAAACGCCAGTAATTTTTGATGCGTTGCCATTCGTTGCAGGTCAGTCGCCAGTTCGCGTAGTTCCTGGTGGTTGATGGTGCTCATGCTCTGGCTTCCTTCAGTAGCTGGTTAAACATGTGAGTAAGTGGATTGCTACACCCGAACGGCATCGGGTTTACGTGGTAAGAAGCCTGGCCTCCTGCTTTGCGAGCGCGACCACCTGTGCTGCGGTTTGTTCTGATGACTAAGCCGCCGCGCCAGAGTCGGCGTAACTCAGCATTGATGGCTGTGGTTGGGGTATTCAGTGCTGCGGCGATTTCTCCGCCGCTACAACCCGGATGGGTAGCGATGTAGTCCAGAATGGTCATCTGCGTGGCTCCTGTACCTGTCGGATAAGATTCACCCGCTCCACGTTGGTGGCGCAGAAGTAAGTGTCGTCAGTGAGATAAATGTGATGCGCGTCAGGTTGCGAACGGTGACGGTCGAGCGTTTTAATCAGCCGTTCGTCAACTTCGTATTCACGCCCTCTGGAGGTGAAACGAATGACGGAAAAACGCTTAATTGCCATTGCGCCCCCTTTGTCCAGTAACCCTATGCGTTAAATACGGTGTGTTGGGCGTCATCAATGAATGCAACTTGAGAGCGCTCTATCAGGCGGAGATTTGTCAGAATCTCTGACTCCCTTATGGGGTGCGGAGTGATCAGGTATTTATCCTGTAATCCGGCGATAATGGTGTATCGCTGTAGCTCCGAGCCAATTGTGTAAATAAGGCGTCCGGTGTTAGATAAATCCAGTCCGGTGATTGGTTGTGTTCTGAGAACCACCAGTTCAGCATCCTGTTTTGCGATAATTTCGGCTGCTTCTGCCGTGACTCTTGCGACTATCAGTGTGTGGATTGCGACGTCCATATGTGCATTTGCCACGGCTTTTTTCGCTACTTCGTTTTCTGTCTTTGAAATTTCTTTCAGTGCTCTGATAATACCTTCTTCTTTTGCGTTCATTTTATATCTCCGTTATTTATGTGTGCGAATACCTCCGCGAATGCGGATGGTTTTCAGGTTTTCGGGTTTAATCTGGTGTTTTATTTAAGCTGTTATTCGTCAGTGAAAAAGCGTTCAATCTTTTTTACTGAATGAATAATTCGCATAATCCCAATGGCGCAGGCCACCGAAATAATCAGAACAAGCCATGAGATAAATATACTCATGCGATATTCCCCAGCTTATACGGTTCAATGCGCTCTCCGCATTCTGCGGCGCAGACGAGTTCGGAAAGCTCGTTAATCGCATCCAAATCGTCAGCGTAAAAAGCTACGTCATAAAGACTTCTGATAGCCCTCGCTAATGAATCATGGGCTGCGTGTTCAGCGTGGGGGCCTGACGTGTTTAAGCGAAAATGAAAGCGCTCAAGTGCTTTATTAACGAGAGTTTTGTATTCTTGGTCCATTGTAACGCCCTTTAATCTGCCTTCTGGATTTCTGCTTTTGAATCCATGCAGATAATTTCGATGTATGGTTCATCGCTATTAATCTGACGTGCCTTTTCAGCTTCGCTAATGATTTCTCGTACGGTCTGGTACGGAAGCTCCACAGTCAGGCGCGTACCGTTCAGATAAACGTAAGTAGCTGCGTTTTTTCGGATGGAACAACTCCGTCAATGGCTGATGCGCGTAATAACAGTTCACCGCGAAAATCAATAAAACGGAGAAATACACCTTGTGCATGCTCTTTGGTCATAAAGCACCTGTTATAAATCAGCCTGTTTAATAAAACTTTGCCCGCGAAGCAGACGATCAACCGTGCGAAGTGCTTCGTATAATGTGAAATCCTGCCTGAACTGATTGTCGCCGTTGCTCAGTGCAAAAATGCGGTTTCCGGTAAATGGGTTGCGCTGGCATCTGTGGACCACGATTCCAGCCTTCTCAATCAGCCAGGTGTGTTCACCAATTTGTTTTACGGGATGGCCATCAGGTGTGGCGTGTGTTTCGCTCAGGCTGTAGCGAGAGTTGCTACGTGATGCACTGGTAGCGAAACGGTTAGCGTGGCGTTCCGCACCGTTGCGGAAGCGCTGCTGTGAAGAATTGCGCCGTTCCTTCATATCAAAATACTCCGCCTAAAATGAATTATGGTTTGAGTTATGCTGCTTTACCGCTGATATTTCTGTTTCGTCTGCCACTTGTTGGCTTAAACAAAAACAGACGGTTTTCCCAGTCGTGCCATTCCTGAGGTGCGTTTTCGATGAGGCGATCGCATGCTTCATCCCACGCTTTTCTGTTGATGTAGAGTTCAGCGTTTCCGCCTGGTTTGAGAGGGTCCGCCATATACACCGCAGGTAGCTTTCCTGCTTTGGCCATGCTTACGATGGCGTCAACGGTCTTTCCGATATACATCGCAAATCCTTCTTTTGACAGGAGATGCGAGGGATTTTCTGAAAGTCGAATCTCTTCACGTTCACGTGCTTTGCGTCCTGTTTTTTGATGCTCCCCTTCTGGCATTTCTGGCAGGTGATCGCATCGTGTTCCGCAAAGTGACTCAGGCGCGTTTTGAGTGCTTTCTTGCATCTGATATCCTCCGCCATTGGTGCTTTTTCTAATTGGCACTAGTTGGAACCACTTAGAACATTCTTTTGCTGTTCATATGTGGTGTTAATCTACACATATGTAGGAGTTTGTCAAATGGACATTCCTCAAAAAATTCGCGTCATGCGTAAATCTGAAGATCTGACTCAGCGGGAATTCGCTGATATGATTGGAATTTCTTATTCTGCTCTGACCAGTTATGAGTATGGTCGTAACCTTCCTGGTCTTGAGATCACTATCAAGCTTTTCAAGCACCCGAGATTTTCTAAATACCGCGACTGGTTTTTGTTTGATGAAGTTGAACCCAAGGCCGGGCAGGTTGTACCGGCTCTCGCACACATTGGGCAAGACGAAGCGGAATCATCCCGCTCCGGCAAGAAAACTGGTTAACGGTTCATCAGGCATTTATTTCCCAGAGCTGTGATCAAGATGATGTTTTCATTGGAGGGCTTCCTTATGTCGATTAAGAAGCTCGCTAATGGCAAATTTTGTGTGGACGTGCGGCCTGCTGGATCAGAAGGAAAGAGATTCAGGCGGCGATTTGATACTCGTGGTGAGGCTGTTTTGTATGAGCGTCATGTATTGCAGCATTACCACGACAAAGACTGGGTTGATAAGCCAACAGAACGGCGGTCGCTGAGGGAGCTGCTGGATTGTTGGTGGTTGTATCACGGTAAAAATCATCCTTACGGTGCGATGGAGCGAGTGCGTATTGCTGCGGTCATTAGTGATCTTGAAAGTATTAATGTTACACGCAGTGATCAACTTACTCGTAAAAACATAATTAATTATCGGTTATTGTTGCTTAACCGCGGAATAAAACAATCCACGGTTAATCGTTATTGCGCAATGATGAGTGGTTTTTTCACAAAACTAATTGACGCAGAGGAATATTCTGGGGCTAATCCGTTTCATGATGTGAAAAAACTTAATATCAAACAGCCTGAAATGGCTTATTTGTATCATGAAGATATTCCACGATTACTGGAGTTGTTATCAGGTGATGAATTAAAAGCCGTCTTGTTGTGTTTGGCAACAGGTGGAAGATGGGGTGAAGTTGCAAATATCAAGGGGGAGCATGTTATTAGCGGCAAAGTCATTTTTATGGAAACAAAAAATGGGAAGCGTCGCGTTATACCTATATCGTCAGAACTGGAGTGCATGATTAAAACAAAGGCCACTGGTCGTTTAATTTATCCAAGTTATTCTGCTGTCAGAACGGCTATCAGAAAGGTGAGGCCCGATCTTCCTGAAGGGCAGTCGATACATGTTTTACGGCATACCTTTGCTACTCACTTCATGATTAATGGTGGGAATATCATCACGTTGCAGAGAATACTTGGACATAGCACTATTCAGCAGACGATGACTTATGCCCATTTTGCACCGGATTATCTGCAGGATGCTGTGCGCTTTAATCCTGTGGCTGAGTTGTCCAGATATTGCCCATAAAATAGGACTAAATAAGCCTAGTTAAGACTATGTGTATTAATGTAACTAATTGATATATCAAAGGGAGGCCAGTGTGCTCGGCCTCCTTCATGTCACCTTCGGGTGGC